CCTAAATTGGATGGAGCACCAATTGATGAAAACGCACCAAAACAAAACGGAGTAAAATTAGGTAAGAAGACTACAATGGTAAATCCACAAAATTCTTTCTTATCAAAACTATACAAATAAAATAATTTAAATCATTTAAAAATGAGAAAACAACAAAACTTTACGCAACCTGCAGTTACCACAACTTATGCTGGTGAATTCGCAGGAAAGTACATTGCAGCAGCGTTGTTATCAGCTAAAACATTGGACAACCAATACATCACAATCATGCCGAATGTGAAGTTTAAGAGTGTTATCCAAAAGATTGCAGTTGATTCAATCGTAAACGATGCATCATGTAACTTTACAACATCTGGTACTGTAGCTCTTACTGAAAGAGTATTAGAACCAAAAGAACTTCAAGTAAACTTGGAGTTATGTAAGCAAGAATTCGTAGATTCTTGGCAAGCACTACAATTAGGATATTCTGCATTCGATGAAATTCCAAAAGATTTCAACGATTTCTTAATCTCTTATGTAGGTGGAAAAGTAGCACAAGCTACTGAAGAATCAATCTGGAGAGGTGCTAACGCAACTAACGGACAATTCGGTGGTATTTACAACGCATTATCTTCATCAGTAGTAGCTGGTGGAACTAACGCACCTGTAACATCATCTGTATCTGGTTCTATCACTTCAGCAAACGTATTAACAGCATTAGACGCTTTAGTAAACGCAATCCCTGAGACTGTGTATGGTAAAGAAGATGTGATGATTTACGTTCCAACAAACGTAGTGAAGGCTTACCAACAAGCATTAGCTGGTGGAGCACAAGGTGCTAACGGTTTCAACAACCAATTGAACGTAGGTGAGAAGCCTTTGAACTTCAATGGTATTGAAATGGCATTTTGTCCTGGTCTAGCTTCTTCTGCTATGGTAGCTGCACAAAAATCAAACTTATTCTTCGGAACAGGTTTATTGAGTGACTACAATGAAGTAAGAGTATTAGATATGGCTAACTTGGACGGTTCTCAAAATTATAGAATCGTGATGAGATACACAGCTGGTACACAATATGGTATCGGAACTGACATCGCTATCCATAAGAACTATTAATATATTGAGTGTGTAATGAGAGGGTGTAATTCCCTCTCACACTCTTAGTTTATTAAACAACAAAAAAAGAAACAACTTAAAAAATTAAAACTATGGCTTGTAATTTAACACTTGGTAGACAAGAACCTTGTAAAGAAAGCGTAGGTGGATTAGCAGGAGTTTACTTCGTAAACTACACAACTGGTTCAGTAGTAAAATCTAATGATTTAATCACAGATTTGAACATGGCTGGTGTAAACGCTTACTACTACGAATTAAAAGGTAACTCAAGCTATACTGAAACTGTAAACACTTCAAGAGATAATGGTACTACATTCTTTTCACAAGAATTAGTTCTAAACTTAAAGAAGCTTACAAATGAGATGACAACTCAATTGAAGTTGATGGCTTATGGTAGACCTAAAATCTTCATTCACACTATGGCAGGGGATACCTTGTTAGTGGGTGAAAGAGAAGGGGCAGATGTAACCGCAGGTACTATTCAGACTGGTGCAACATTGGGAGACCTCTATGGTTACTCAATCACTTTCACTGGACAAGAGCAGTTCCCAGCAGGTTTTGTATCTGGTTCTACATTTGGTAATCCATTTGCAGCTGTAACTGACGCACCAACTGTGGTGTACGGAGCATAATCAATTCAGTATAGAATATGAAAGAATTAAGGGTAGCACTAAGTGTTACCCTTTTTTATGCTTATCACTATAATCGTTTCATAAATTGTTAAATTATAAACATAAAGACGAGATAATGCTAACATACTACTCATCAGGAAGCAACGTATTGACACTCCGCGTACAACCTACCGGTAGTTCAAACCTTACTTTACATTTGCAGGATATGATAACTTTGGTGAATACATCAGCATCGTTGTCAAATTACAAATATGATTCTTACGAAAGTAAACTATCATTCTCTGCATCGCAAGTACCTACATTGGTATCTGCAAGCGTTGCTAGTGAATATAGAGCATACATTAGTGATACTACGTGTTCAATATGGCATGGTAGTATAAATGTATTTACATCTCAATCATTGGATAAAACAAATTACGTTAATCAGATACCATTGGAAGATGTGTACATCAGTAACGTGACAGATAATGAATATATAATATTGGACTAATATGAAATTAAATCAAAACTTTAGTGTAGTAAATCTTACACAACAGGATATACCGGTTATAACAGAAGATACAAAGACAAGATACCAATGGGTGCCAGTAGGTATCATTGGACCTGATGACTTCTTCCAAAACATAATTGATGCATACAACAACTCAACAACTAATGCAGCTTGTATAGAAGGTATTGCTGATTTGATATATGGTAAAGGTATATACACTAAGAACAAAGGATTTGAAGAAACTTTAGGTAAATTATTACCGCAAGAAGAAATTAAAAGAGTAGCATTTGATTTAAAACTATATGGTAATGCATGTTTCCAAATATATTGGAACGATGAGCATACTAAGATAATCAAAATGTATCATGCTCCAGCACAAAACTTTAGAGCTGAGAAATTATATGATTCTCCAAAGATTGAGAATTACTACTATTGTATAGATTGGAGTGACCATAAGGCACAAAGAAATAAGAAGAAGATTCCAGCATTTGGTACATCAAAAGAAAAGATGGAACTTCTATGGATTAAAAACTACTCACCTGGCAAATACTATTATAGTTTGCCTGATTGGGTGCCGGCATTACAATTCTCATTTGCTGAAGCTGAACTATCTAATTTACATCTTAACAATATTGAGAATGGTTTCTTACCATTAGTGATGGTTAATATGAACAATGGTATTCCAGCTCCTGAAGAAAGAGATACAATAGAAGATTTGATTGAGCAGAAGTTTACAGGCACTAGAAACGCTGGCCGTTTTATGATTTCATTTAACGATGACCCAGAAAGAAAACCAACTATTGATATAATCTCTACTGATAATCTGCATGACAAATACAAATATGTAGCCGATTACGCACAGGATAGAATCTTAGTAGGGCATAGAGTAACATCACCATTACTATTTGGTATTCGTACACAAGCTAATGGATTTAGTTCTCAAGCAGAAGAAATGAAAACGGCTTACTCTATCTTACAAACAATGACGATTAATCCTTTCCAAAACCTAATCATTAACTTCTTATCAGAAGCTTTAAGTGTAGGTGGATATGAAGATTCTCAATTATACTTTGAGCAATTAACGCCATTGGTAATTCTATCTGAAACAGCAGAGGAAACAGGACAAACCATAGAGGAAGTTCAAAATGATATTAATGAGGAAGGAGAAAACCCTGCAGAGATAGAAGATAATCCATCATCAGTAGACCCTAATATAGAAACTGAAACCTTAATGGATTATTCAAAATCTAATCCAAATTTCTCTAAGAACTTTGAAACATATAAAAAATAATTAACGATATGGCATACGCTTTATTTATAACAAGAAACGATATAATCAAAAACACTCCACTTCAAGGTTCTATTGATGCGGATAGATTATTGAACTTTGTAAGAACTGCACAGGACAAATACATTCTTAACTTATTAGGAACTGTATTATTTTATAAGTTGCAAGAGGATATTGAAAATGGAACATTCAGCCAATTAAACTCATATTATCAGGACTTAATGAAAGACCATATCAAGCCTACACTAATATGGTACGCAGTTGTGGAATATCTTCCATTCTCTGGGGTTCAATTCAAAAGTGAAGGTGCGGTTAAGCATGAAACAGAAACGGCTAAGTCAGTAACTAAAAACGAAGTAGATTACCTATTACAAAAATCTATGAGTAATGCAGATTATTACGCAACAAGAATGCAGAACTATTTAATTTCATTTTCTAATCAGATACCTGAATACTACGAATCAGTTGGTAATCAAACTCAAATCTATCCTGATATGGGTAATGCGTATTTTGGTGGAATAAATTTATAATATATGGCTAATGTAGTAAATAATATTGGTACAAACTATGTACTATATTACAACATAATTAATTACTTCAAAACTATAATGAAGAATCATCCATCTATACAAAGAGTATCGTATGGTGATAACTTTATGTTAGATGGCGATGAGTTTCCACAATATCCATTGGGTAATGTGATAATAACAAATGCAAGATTTGGTGAAAAAGTTATTAAGTTTCAAGTACAATTGACAATTGCTGATAAAGCTAAGGATAAGAATAACGAAAGTGTTGGTGTTTACAATCAGCAAGATGTACCTTTTTATGGTACTGATGATACGTTTGATATACATGCTAATACCTTATCTATCCTAAACGATTTATTGGCTTATACTGATAGAGGAGTAACCGCATTTGAATTTATGGGAGAACCATCTGCAGTACCATTTAAGAACGAAATGCCAAATGGTTTAGCAGGATGGGTTTGTACCTTTGAATTAGAAGCATTCAATCAAGCGGATATTTGTTTATATCCTGATTTGTCTGGAAACGCTTTAGAAGTGAAAGGTGTACAAACTGATTGTTAATGAAAACATTAGAAGATATAGCCAAAACCTATTCGCAGTTAGCCCAATTATATCTAATAAGTGGTAATTGGAAACCTGCTTATAAAACAGGTAACTTATACAACACAATAGGTTCGTATAATACGGCTGCTAGAATGATTACAACTACATCTTCTACAAGCAATACTACATTAGAATTACCACAAAGCGGCATTACCGTTTCATTACAATTTGCACCTCCGGGAGCAAGATATGGTAAGTGGGTAGAATGGGGAAATGGTACAGGCGTAGGTGCTGGTAAACCAAGACCATTCGCTGAACAGGCATCTAAAGACCCTCTTTTAAAGAAAACAATAGATGCTTACATAGGTGGTTATGTAGAAAAAGATTTTTTACCTGTAATTAAAATAGGTATAGATAGAGCATTCCGTAGTTTAGCTGCGGAGAGAAAGGCTAGGTAACCATCAAATACTTTTCCTTTCCCAAAGGTTAAATTATAAAAAGATTTAGATGGCCTTAAACATAACACAATATCCAGCTTCGTGTTCGCTAGTACAATCTCCTACAATATTTACATTAGCGGAGAGTGGATTAGTATATACATCAGCTTCCTTCCAATACTATTTAGGATTATATTATTGGAATGGAACTCCTTCCAATTCAGGTTCAGTAGAAAATTATACGTTAGTAAAATATCCAAACGCAAGTAATGTTGGTATATTTGATGTATCACGTATTCTAAACTCTACACTAACGGCTCCTGCAGCAGAAGATAGTTCAAACGTAAAGTATTATAAAGTAGACGGATATTGGAGATACCAATCAGGTTCTGTATTCGTAACCAGTTCACACGTTGAAAGTGGTGTATATAAAGCATTAGATGGATACGCAATATTTGATGAACCAATCGGACAACAAATTACATCTAAATCTATTCATTGGCCTTTGATGACTGATGGACCTGTTTCACAATCTGTATTAGCAGATGATTATGGAACAGCAGGTGTTTATGTAGGTACAACAGGTGGTAGTGTTCCAACAAAATTAGTTTATTCAGGTTCATTAGGAAATGGTACATTTACCCTAAGTGGAAGTATATCATCTTCACAGCAAGTACAACAATACCCACAGGCACCTCAAGAGAGTGGCTTCCCGATTAGTTCTCTATCAGAGTGGTACACTATTCAGGCATTTGATGGGAGTACCGCATTAGGGACGCCTATCTATTTTGATGTGGTGTGTAAGCAGAAGTATCCTAACGTAAGAATTAAGTGGAAAAATAGATACGGACAATTTGATTGGTTTGATTTTTATATGGTAAACCGTCAATCATTCTCTACAACTGCTAGAGGGTATCAACCACAATTAGGAACATGGACAGGTGCTACATTAGGATATAACCAATACGATAGTTCAAACTTAAATTATATAGTAGATTCAAAGCAATCCATATCAGTTAATACTTTTTGGGTGCCGGATAGCTACAACGAAATATTCAAACAATTGTTAGTTTCTGAAGAAATATATTGGGTTAAATCACAAACTGATTTAGCTCCACTAACAATAGCAACTGATTCATTAACATTTAAAACAGGTGTTGTTGATAAGGTTGTACAATATGGATTTGATTTTGATTTTGGACAAGGTTATAAACTTATATTATAATGGGAGTATTATCTACACAGGGAATAGAATTCCAATTGGTTGCAGATGGACAGATATTAGATTTATTTAAAGATGAAGATATATTGCTATCTGATAATGTTACAGGTCTATTTGATTTGGGTATTATACCTGCCGATTTTACTAGGCAGATTACGTTGCCAGGTTCCAAAAAGAACAATGCTTTCT